GCAGGTAAAGTAGATTATGATGATTTAAGAAAGTATTCTACATCCAATTTTACAGCCAGTAATAGAGCAGTTTCATTACCTGCTGATTGTTTAGTATTAAGATCTATCGAACATATAAGCTCAGGGGGCACAAGAAATTTTTTAGAAAAAAGAGAAACTAGTTTTATATCAGAATATAATGGTGCTGGAGATACGGGAACTCCTAAATATTACGGAAATTGGGATGATTTTCATATTATTGTTGCTCCAATTCCAACATCGGCTGATGAAATACAAATTAATTATATTAAAGATCCGCCTAATTTTACTTCAACGGATTCTACCTTCATCTCAACTTACCAAGATTCTATGTTATTACATGGGGTATTGACGGAATGCTATAGATTTTTAAAAGGGCCCATGGATCTATACAACCTGTATAAAAGCAAGTATGATGAAGAGATACAGAATTTTGCTCTACAACAAATGGGCAGAAGAAGACGTGGGGAGTATGACGATGGAGTTCCAAGAATAAAAATTCCATCTCCTTCTCCAAACACAGTTTATTAAAAAGGAGAAAACTATGGCAATAACAACAAATGCAATTTGTAATTCTTTTAAAAAAGAACTATTACAAGGCGAACATAATTTCTCAAATCCAGGTGGTGATACATTCAAATTAGCAATGTTTACATCTAATGCGACTTTGGGAAAATCAACAACTGGCTATGCAGCGAGCAATGAAGTCTCTTCACCTTCAGGATATAGTGCAGGTGGAAAAGCTTTAGTAAATGCAGGAACATCTTTAGCTTCAAATACAGCTATAACTGATTTTGCTGATTTATCTTTTACTGGAGTTACACTTACAGCAAGAGGAGCTTTAATTTACAACACAACTACTGGATCAGGATCAAGCACAACTGATGCTGTAGCTGTTTTAGATTTTGGGGGAGACAAAACTGCAACTTCTGGAACTTTTACAATTCAGTTTCCAGCTTACACTACATCTGCAGCTATTTTGAGAATTGCATAATTAAATAGGAGGTTCAGGTGGCAGACATTACAGTAAGTGTTAGTTCACCTGGATCGCTTACTACTTGGGGTCAAGGTTTTTGGGATAATGGAGCTTGGGGCCAAGGCACAGGAGTAGTTACCGAAACTGGAGATGTTACCATTGACGCTGAAATTAGCGTTGGTTGGGGTGGTGACAGTTGGAATGAAAATGCTTGGGGCGAATTATCAATAACTTATGCCCCTGTAACAACAGCAGGACTTTTACAAACATATATAGGCGACGAAGAATACGCCGGAACTACTACTGGTTGGGGTCGTCCATCATGGGGCACTAAAGCTTGGGGTATTTCTGGTACTCTAATGGCTGACGGTCAAGCCATGACTTCATCAGTTGGATCAGTTACCATAGATGCTGAATTAAATGTAGGTTGGGGTAGAGCTGAATGGGGTAATGGAGGATGGGGTGTCCGTTATTCAGCTGTAGCTTCAGGACAAGCTTTAACATCTTCAATAGGAAATGAATCTGTAACTACTGATGTAGATGTAACAGTAACAACAGCAGGATTATTAAGTTTTGCGGCAATTGGAACATACAGTATTCAAATTGATTCTGATGTAAGTGTGGTTCAAGCTGGTGAAAACTTGCTAAATATAAGTCAAGGTTCATTCTCATTAGAACAATCTACTAATGAATCAGTAACTACAGCTGGCTTACTACAAACATCAGTAGGAAATAGTGAGGCAGGATTAATAACTGAAGTTCCCGTTACAGGAAATTCAGCATCCTTAACATTAGGAACTCCTTCATTAGATCAATCTACTAATGAATCAGCCACTGGACAAGCTCTTACATTGTCTCTTGGAACGCAAGGATCTATACCTCAAAATGTAGTAGGTTTAACAGGGTTGCCATTAACTATGGCAATGGGTGAAGAAGGTACAGTAGGTAATGCATTAGTAGAACCTACAGGGATAGTATTGACTTCTTCTACTGGTAGCCCTAATATTACTGCATGGAGCGAGGTTAATTTAGGGGTAAATAATGTTTGGACTGAGGTTGATCTTGCAGCTTAGATAAGGTAAAATGAATTAATTAGGAGATTAAAAATTTATGCCATCAACATATTCGAGTGATCTTAAATTAGAATTAATGGCTACTGGTGAAAATGCCGGTACATGGGGTGATAATACAAATACCAATTTAAAACTTATTCAGCAAGCTATTGCTGGTTATGAGCAAGTAACTCTTTCAAGTGGAGGTACTTTAGCTATGACTATGGATCAAGGAGCTATATCCAATGCACGAAACATGGTCGTTAAATTTGCTACAGCTTCAATTGCTGCAAGCACAATTTGTACTATTCCAGATAGTATTGAAAAATTTTATATTTTTGATTGTACAGCTTTAACAAATCCAAGTAATCTTACAATTAAAACTGCAAGTGGAACTGGATTTACTCCAGATGCAGCAAAAATTTACGCAGCTTATTCTGATGGAACAAATTTAAATGAAGTATCTTTAGATACACTTGGTGGAACTATAGCTGCTGCTCAAATAGCATCTAATGCTGTAACCACTGCTAAAATTTCAAATGCAAACGTTACTACTGCTAAAATTGCTGATGATGCAATCACTGCTGCTAAAATTTCAAACAATGCAGTTTTAACTGCTAATATTTCAAACAAAAATGTTACTACTGCAAAGATAGCTGACGATGCTGTTACACCAGATAAACTTTCAAACACTGCAGTAACTGCAGGATCTTACACACTTGCATCTATAACAGTTGATGCTCAAGGAAGATTAACTGCGGCATCTACAGGTAGTATTGCTGCTGGAAATATGCAAATGCAACTTAATGGTGAAGGACCTTTTACTGGTACTTACACTGTTCAAACTGAAACAAATAAAATTCTTGCATACGCTTTTTCAGGCGGAGGAGCAGGTGGAAGAGGATCTACTAATTCTAATACTCACCCAGGTGGAACAGGTGGAAATGGTGCTTTTGGAATTTATGAAATAAGTCAATCACATCCTTTTTCTAAACCTTTCCAAGTAGGAGGCCCTGGCCCAGCAAACGGTGGAACAGGTGGAAATACTTTTATTTCAACACTATTTATTGTAAACGGTGGAACAGGTGGAAACACTATGCCTAACAACATGAGTACCCCACAAGTTCCTGGAGTTGATGGAGATGCCCCAGGTGCTACTATTGGCTATACTGGACCAAACGGAACTGATTCACCAGGACCGCCAGCTCAATATCAAAACTTTAATACTAAATTTATTCAATTTGTCTGGAGAGATACAAACGTCAATTTCCCTAATGGTGGAAGCGGCGGAGGCCGTGCATCAAGCGGAACTGATGGAGGAAAAGGACAACTGTTAGTATTTGAAAATAGTTACACATAGGATTTATAATGGCATTTGCTTTATTTGATAAAAACAACGGATTACCACAATTAATTGCAAGCACACAAGCTGAGATTGATCAGTTTTCTAATCATGGTCAATTTACTCAAAAAGACATTTCTGATTCTGATTATAATGCAGTTAGACAAAATCTAAAAACTATTAAATTAGATGTTGCCGCAGATAATGTTGTTGTAACGGACGAAGATCAAACTCCTCCTGCGCCATGGCTTCCAACAAATGCTGCTGAGCTTGATGGATGGTGGGGAATGGTTGAACATGATTATGATACTTGGTCTACAAGTAATGGAGATAAAGAAATAGCAGGCAGAATTAAAACTTATATAGATTATTGCAAAGGTGTAGATAAAGGTTCTTTAACTTATCCTATCAATTGGGAAAAACACTGTGCTGATAATGGAGTAGAATACTTCCATAATCTTCAGATTAAAACATCATAATATACTTTAATTTTATAGTAATTTAAGTTATATCTTTAACTATGTTCGAGAAAAACATAGAATTTTTTTGTAAAAAAGAATACATAAGATTTAGCGGAGATAAACCAGAGCCCATTAAATTTAATCTTCCTCCCTGGTATAAAAAACTCACACATACTACAGAATGGAAAACTATTAAAGGTTGTATGCCTTTTTTAGATACCTTAACTTTTGGGTATTTATTAAGAGTCCCTATAGATTATAAAATATGGCATAATGTTAAAGAAAAATATCAAGACGAAAAAACAAAAGAGATAAAAGAAAAAACACTTTTTCGAGTAGTGGTACCAGATGTTAATGGTTACAATAGACTCGAGATGAATTTACAAGATTGTGCAACGGGATCAGCTTCTTTTCATCCTACTTCTCAATTAGGAGAGTCCCCTTTAGTTGATAAAAATAAGGGTCAACATTTTTATAAATTTACAAATCCTTGGTACATAGTAACTCCACCAGGGTATTCATGCTTATTTGTACCCCCTATGAGTAATCATGATGATAGATTTTCAATTATTCCAGGTATTGTGGATACTGATAAATGGGATAAATTAATAAATTTTCCATTTACCATGAACGGAGATAAGTATCCTTCAATAGAAACTGTTGTAAAAAAAGGAACTCCTTACGTTCAAATTATTCCATTTAAAAGAGATGATTGGAAAATGACAATTAAAGACGCAGACAAAAGTGACCGTTTGGATAAACAATGGTTTTATCCTTTCAGATTACTTTGGAATTATAAAACTGACTACTGGGCTAAGAAAAAATGCAGATAGACGATTTTGTATGGATATGTGATGATGCTTTTGACTCAAGAGAATTAAATAAATTAGTAAGATTTTGTAATAGATTTCAATTTGCAGATGCTCGTGTTTTAAGAGATGATTCCTTACCTAATCAAGCTACTAATGCTCTTAGAAAACAGATTAGAGATACTAAATCATATAGTCTATACCCCACTGGTCCAAGTTTAACCGAAGCTCATTGGCATAATTTTTTTAAATACAAGCTCAATGAATTTATAAAAAAGAATTTTCTTCAAAAATATAAGCATTGCACATTAACAGGTTTTTATGAATTCACTATATTAAAATATGCTGTGGGAGGTCATTATGTAGATCATGTTGATCATGCTATAGGAATTCCAAGAAATTTAAGTGTTATTGTTTTTTTAAACGATAATTATATGGGCGGAGAACTTGAATTTTTTAAACCCGATATGAGTAGTTCTAAAATAATTAAACCTAAAACGGGAAGAACTATTATATGGCCTTCTAACTTTATGTATCCACATAAAGTTATTCCAGTTACATCAGGCACCAGATATACTTTAGTAAGTTGGGCAATATGATCGGTAAAGATTTTAAATATAAAATAATTAAAAACTTTTTAAATAAAGATGAGATAGAATTACTAAAAAATTATTGTGTAATAAGACACAGAAATTATGATGATTATGGTAGAGATCAAAAACAAATTGAAGGAATGCATTTAAGTAATTTTTATGGAGATCCTATGCTTGAGTCTCTTCAATTATTAAAAAAACCTTTAATGGAAAAAGTTACAGGTAAAGAACTTTTAGAATCATATACTTATTGGAGAATGTATGTTTTTGGAGCAGAACTTTATAAACATCGAGATAGACCTAGTTGTGAAATAAGTGTTACTTTAAATATAGGTTCCTGCGGTGCTCAATGGCCTATTTACATGGATGGTTATCCTTTAGTTTTAGAGCCGGGAGATGCGGGTGTATATTTAGGATGTGAAGTATGGCATTGGAGAAATGAATTTCAAGGAGATTGGAATGCTCAAGCCTTTTTACATTATGTTGATAAAAATGGACCTAATACTCAACATGCTATGGATGGAAGAAGTATGTATGGCCAAAAAAGAGGTCAAAAACTATTTTAAATATGATTGCTATTGTAAAAATAATGGTTATTGTATTTATTTTATTAACAACGGGGTGTGTAAAAGATTATGATTTGAATCCTTGGACCACCACATTAAGAATGATAGCAACACATGATAATTGAACAAGATGAAAAAGGAAACGGTAAATTTAAATTTACTGATGACGAAATAAAAATTCTTAACGAGAAAAAAGAATTATTTTTTCCAGCAGAAGTAATTAGACATTTTCAAAATGTCTTAATGAAATTAGTTGCTGGTATTCAAGAAAGACTTCCCGCTGGAACAATGAAGTATATGACTACTAGACCTAATTTTAAGTATCACAAAGAAACAATAAAAGTACCCCCGAAGGACAAAGATGACAAATTGGGAAAAAAGTAGAATTTTCTTTAACAGTGCAAGAATAAATACAGCCGAACTTCCAGAAGATCATTACACTCATTTAAAAGCTGTTGCAGAACAAGCAAGAAAAGAAGGTATAACCTATAACAAAGATTTAGCTGGTTTAATAAAAGAAGAGTATCAAATACCTAATGTAGGAGAAGATATATTTAATTTTTTAAGTAAAAATTTATATGAGCAACCTTTTAGAGAGCAATGGAAAATTATTAATACAAACACTGTGGCTACTCCTATTACTTTATCAAGTTGCTGGGTAAATTTTCAAAAAAAGTATGAGTTTAATCCATTACATAATCATACAGGTTTTGCTTCTTTTATTATTTTTTTAAATATCCCTTATGATTTAGAAGAAGAAAATAAGGTTTTTCCACCAGCTAGTTTCGATCATGGAAATCCAAATTCTAAATTAGTATTTGCGGGTCATAGTCCTGTTAATGGAGGAATTGAAGTTATGGCAATTCCAGTTGATAAATCCTTTGAAGGAAAAATGTTAATGTTTGATGCTAAACATTTCCACATGGTATATCCATTTTACACAAGCGATAAAGAGAGAGTGACTATCTCAGGAAATTTCCAATTTTTTACTGGAGCAAACGATGCTAAAAAGACAATTAAAGAAACGACAAACATCAATATCATCGGCAAAAATTAAAGTAGAATTTACTCATGACGAGATATGTGAGTTAATAATGATGATTTCTATAAGAGCTATGGGGGGAGGCTTAGAGAAAATCCAAAAAATAATAGTAAAAAAACTATCCAAAGCCCTTAAAACCTCTTCATAGAGCATCTTTAAACATCGCTAATAATTAGTTATAATAGCTTATGTCATTAAGAAACATAATAATACAACCTGGTTTTAATAAACAGGTGACTGAAGTCGCTGCGGAAGGACAATGGATTGATGGGGACATGGTAAGATTTAGATATGGCTTACCAGAAAAAATAGGAGGTTGGGAACAAATAACATCCAACACTTTAGTAGGTGCAGCAAGGAATCAACACATTTGGGCCGATCTTGATGGTAGATCGTATGCTGCCATAGGTACACATAAAGGTCTTTTTGTTTATTATGCAGGAGCTTTTTATGATATTACTCCTTTAGGTACTGCTCTTACAGGTGCTACGTTTACAATAGCATCTACAGGCACTCCACAAACAATTACAGTTAATAAAGCATCCCATGGATTGATTGCAGGAGATCTTTTTACTTTTACAGCCGTAACCGTTCCAACTGGTTCTGGTTATGCTACAACTGATTTTACTGATAACCCATTTGAAGTCTTAACTTCAACTACAGATACTTTTACTATCCAATTAGCTACTGCTGCTTCAGGCACGACATCGGCTACCGGATCAGCGACAATTAATCCTTATGAAGATTTTGGACCTTTAACACAAACTTTTGGTTATGGTTTTGGAACTGGATTATTTGGTGGAAGTATAGCTGGAGCACTCACTACTACTTTGGACGGAGCATTAGCAGCAGATACAAATGGTAACAATGGATCAGCTACACAAATTAGATTAGCTTCTACCACAGGTTTTCCAACATCAGGAACAATTTTAATAGACTCAGAATTAATTACTTATAGTGGAGTTGCCGGGGTAGAGTTAACAGGTATTTCAAGAGCAGCTTCGGGAACAACTGCCGCAATTCATACTGATGGATCTACTGTAACTGACGCTAGTGATTATCTTGGGTGGGGCGTAGCTACTACGACATCAACAGTAGTTCTAGAACCTTCTAACTGGTCTTTAGATAATTTTGGAGAAATACTTATTGCAACTTCTCATGATGGTAAAACTTATAATTGGTCACCTATACACGCTTCAGGAAGCGCCTTAACTACTAGAGCTACAGCTGTAACTAATGCCCCTACACGGTCTATAATGTCTATTGTATCTGAAAGAGATAGACATTTAATTATTTTAGGAACAGAAACAACAATAGGTAGTGCAGGAACACAAGATAAATTATTTATAAGATTTTCGGATCAAGAAGATCGTAATACTTATGCCCCTACATCAACAAATACTGCAGGAACATTTAGACTAGACTCAGGTACTAAGATTGTGGGAGCCGCAAAAGGAAAAGATTATATATTAATTCTTACAGATACTTCAGCATATTTAATGCAGTTCGTGGGTCCTCCATTTACATTTTCTATTAGACAAGTAGGATCGAACTGTGGATTGATAGGTCAAAATGCAATCAAACAAGTTAATGGTGCTGTTTATTGGATGGGGCAAGCTGGAGGCTTCTTTATGTTTGACGGTACTGTTAAATCATTACCTTGTTTAGTTGAAGATTATGTTTTTACAACGGGAGGAGAGAACTTAGGAATAAACTATAATGCAAGTGATATAGTATTTTGTGGTTTTAATACATTGTATTCCGAACTAAATTGGTTTTATCCAAAAGATGGATCAGAAAATATTGATAGAGTAGTAACCTATAATTATGATGAAAATGTTTGGTCTACAGGTTCTCTTGCAAGAACATCTTATTATCCAAGTACGTTATTCAGTAATCCTTATGCAACAGAATTTAATGGGGGAGGTACACCGAGTTTTCCAACTATTAATGGTGTTACAAGCACCAACGGGGCTACGACTTATTATGCTCATGAAAAAGGTACAAACCAAGTAGATTCCACAGGAGCTTCTACTTCTATAAATGCATTTATTCAAAGTGGAGATTTTGATTTAAGTGAAGGAGGAGATGGACAATTTTTTATGTCTATGAGAAGATTTATACCTGATTTTAAAAGATTAACAGGGGATGCAAAAATATCATTATTACTTAAAGACTTTCCTGTAGATACTGAAAGCTCTTCACCTTTAGGTCCTTTTACTATAAATAGCAGTACAACTAAAGTTGACACACGAGCAAGGTCTAGATTTGCAAGTTTAAAAGTAGAAAACACCGCTGTAGATCAAAACTGGCGTTATGGTACTTTTAGAGCTGATGTACAACCAGATGGAATGAGATAATGGCAAAAATTAATTTATATATACCGGAACCAAAAGAACAATATGAGGTGTCTAACCAAAGACAAATAGCTGAAGCTCTGGGTACCTTAAAAAATCAATTAAATTTTGGATTTCAACAAGATATAAAAAATGATCAAGATACTTTTACCTGGTTTATGTCATGACAATTAGATATCAAAATCAAGGTATAAATTTAAGTAGCACAGACACTACAAGTGTCTTAACTTGCCCTACAGATGCAACTATTTTAATTAAACAAATACAAATTAATAATGGATCAGGAAGTGGTGTAAATTTAAATGTACAAGTAACAGACACCTCAGCAACTGCAACCTTTAGAATATTTAATCAATCTGTTGATGGTTCAGCAACCTTAGATATTATAAATCATACCTTAGTTCTTGAAGCAGGAGATATTTTAAAAATGACAGCAGGAACAGCTGATGAACTTCAAGGTATAGTATCCTATGCACTTTTAGATAGATCACAAGAAAATGGCTAGGAAAAAATTTAAAGATTTTGTTAAAAGAGATAAGCCAAGAAAAAGACCCGGGAGGCATAAAAAAAGACTTAACAAAAATGAAAAAAGATCGTATAAGAAATACAACAGACAAGGAAGATAATGAGTGATATAGTTAAAATACCAGCAAAGGCAGTTGAAATCGTTAAGCACAAAAGAACGGGAAAGGTATATAAAGATAAAGCTGAATTTGATGCTGAAGTAGCAAACCCAGATATTGATACTAAAGCAGAAGATTTTAGACAAGATCTTGAAGTTACTGTGGCTAAACTTACTTTAACGGGTAAAACTAAAGAATAATATTTTGTGAAATTTTTAGGTCTAAGATTAGACGCACACGATTCGTCTATAACATATACTGATGGACCAAATGTAAAGTATTATAAACCTGAGAGACATAATCAAATAAAACATTTTGGATATGACAATCTAAAAGATTGGCCTCAAGTATCCAAAATACTTGGTTTTAATATTGAAGATCTAAATGCCATTGCATTAGTAATTGATGTTCCCAAACATTCTTATCTTCCCAAAGAAGATCCCGACAGATTATACGAATATATCTCTATACCTTATTTACCATTTACAGAAATTAAATGTCCTGTATTTAGAATTGATCATCATTATGCACATAGTTTATCATCATGGATGCTAACGGACACCGAAGAACATTTTGTTCATGATGGTTTTGGAGATTTAGAAAGATCGATAAGTATTTTTAATAATCAGACAAAAATTAAATCATATAATATTCATGAAATAGAATCTTTTGGAAGATTTCTAGGAGACTTAGGAAAATATTTAAAAGTTGAAGGACATCCAGAAGATATTGCTGGAAAGCTTATGGCTTTACAATCTTTTGGACAGATAGATAAAGGATATTGGAACCTTATACAAAACTTATCTTATGAAGATTTTAGCAAAGTATCTAATTATGAAAATTATAAACGATGTTACCAAAGTAATATTGCTTGTGAATTAAATCTTTTAAATTATTTATCTACTATTCATTTATTTACAGAAAATAAACTTCCTGAATTTTTTAAAAAATATTTAAGTGATAAGCAAGAATTTACTTATTCAGGAGGAGTAGCTCACAATGTTTGTGTGAATACAAAACTAAAAGAAGCCTTTTCTAAAATGATAATACCTCCTCACTGTGCTGATGAAGGTTTAAGTCTTGGATGTGTAGAATTTTTAAGACGACATTATGAACAACCTGCTTTTAGTAAACAAGGATTTCCTTTTTGGCAATCAGATACACCACCCGATTTTCATCCTCAATTAAGTACAATTAAACGTACTGCCGAACACTTAGCAGCAGGTAAAATTGTAGGATGGTATCAAGGCCAGGGAGAAGTAGGACCAAGAGCTTTAGGAAATAGGTCTATATTAATGAGTCCAGAGGTTACTAATGGTAAACACATTCTTAATGAAAAAGTAAAACACAGAGAAGACTATAGACCTTTTGCTGCTTCAATAAAATTAGATAAAGCTCCTGAATATTTTGATTGGCAAGGGGAAAGTCCATTTATGCAATATAGTGTAAAATTTAAAGATAGAATTTTTGATCCTATATCACATATAGATGGTACAAGTAGAATTCAAACAGTAAAACCGAATCACCAATACTTTTATCAATTATTAAGTGAATTTGAAAAGGTAACGGGAATTCCTATGTTATTAAATACATCTCTAAATGATAATGGAAAACCTATTGCAGGTAATCCAAAAGATGCTATAAACCTATTAAGAAATTCTGAGCTTGATATGTTAGTAATTGGAGATAAAGTAGTTATATGAACGAACCTCGAGGTGGAACAGAACTCCAGATGGAGATGCTACAGAAGCACTGCCCAAAAAACCTTTTAGACCAAGTACAAATTTGTACTTCTATTCCTGGAAAAGTTCCTTTAGATCCCAATAAATTAAATATCCTTTGGCAAAAAAATTCTTACGATCAACCTAATTTACAACCTTTCTTTACTAATCCAACTCGATTTGATGAATATGATTGGTATGTTTTTAATAGTCATTGGAACTATGAAAAATTTAGATATTTTTTTGATGTTCCCCAATTAAAATCAATGGTTATTAAAAATGGTTGTACAAATTTTCCAAAAATAAAATTAAAAAAGAAAGGTGACCCTATAAAAATTATTCACCATTGTACCCCCTGGAGGGGATTAAATGTAATGTTAGGGGCTATGCAACATGTAAAAAATCCTAATATTACTTTAGATGTATATTCTTCATCTCAACTTTATGGATCTGAATTTGCAGCAGTAGAAGATCATGCATTTAAACACCTGTATGAACAAGCTGAAAAATTACCTAATGTAAATTATATTGGATATAAACCCCATGAATATATTTTAGAAAATTTAAGCAGTTACGATATGTTTGTATATCCAAGTATATTTGAAGAAACATTTTGTATATCAGCACTAGAAGCATTATCAGCAGGTCTTCAATGTATCGTTACTAATTTTGGAGCTTTATATGAAACATGTTCTGAGTGGCCTATTTATGTAAATTATACTAATGACATTCATCGACTTGCAAAAGATTTTGGTGCTGCCATTACGTCTGCATCTGAATATATATATTTAGATCATGTACAACAATTACTAGAAGAACAACAACAGTTTTACAAAAAATTTTATAGTTGGGAAAAGAAAGGTTGGGAGTGGAAAAATTTCTTAGAAGGAGCTCTTAATGCAAAACAGATTAAATAGAATTGAAACAAGAGTCTCTTACGAAGAAGCCACTCAATCTATATCGGTCAAAGAAGAAAACAAACCTGCTATAAGAATCTTTGTTGCAACTCCGGTTCATTCAGATGTCTCTTTACATTATGTTCAAGCTTTATTAGAATTTTCTAAAACTTGTTGGCAAAAAAAGGTTAAAGTTACTTTTGAATTAGTTAAATCATCTTTAGTAACTCAAGGAAGAAATCTTTGTGTATCTTCTTTTTTAGAATCAGATCATACTCATTTATTATTTATTGATTCGG